GCTCCGGCCTGACCGGCGATGAGGCCAGCGAGCGACACCAGCGAAAATGCCGGGTTGACGAAGCCGAGCCCGAATTTGGCGATATCGCCGGGCGTCACCGGCTTGCCGGTGATAGGATTGTTGAACAGGCCAAGGTCCTGCTCGAAGAAATTGCCGGACGAACGCTGCGCCGCCGGACTCTGTTGCGGCTGACTGCCAGCCGGCGCCATGCTCACCGCGTAATCGTAATATTCGCCCTCGCGACCATCGCCGCCGCCGGAAAAACTGTCGGCCGCAGCCGATTCCGCAGCGCTGGTGGTGCCGTCATCGTTGGCGTCGGCTTCGGACGCCGTGCTGCTGCCGTCGTCGAAGAACTCCTCGGCGCCGGTCTTCGGGTTGGTCGGACCGGCCGGGGAACCGACGACGAACCGCTCGAAGTCGAGGCCGGCATCGGCATACGCCGAGCGCAGGAAGTTGCGTACACCCGGATCGGACAGCAGGCCGCGCGGCACGACGAGTTCGCCTTCGGTGGTATGCGATACCTGCGTGTCTCCGTTGCGTCCCTGTTGCGCCAGCATTTCGCGCTGACCAGACAGCAAGCCGCCTCGTTCCATCACCGATCTCCCATGAAAAAGGGCGCCCCGAAGGACGCCCATTTGCGCGCTAGACGCCCGGCGTTCAGCCGGCGCCGCAAAACCGCTCGATGCCGGCCTTGTCCTTCGGCGCGTCGATGGCGCGAACCGCCGAACGAATATCAAGCCGCGGCAGTGCGCTGCAACACGATCCTGCCGAGTTGCGGATCGTAGACATATTGCCCCCCATAGGTCGCCGGATCGAATCGCTGTGTCGGCGTCGGACGCTGCGGTTGGCCTTGCAGATACGCCATGTTCTCCGGCGTCAGCAGGCCGGCCCCGGCGCCGGAGTAATTCGCGGTGATCGCGTCGCGCCCCGCCTGGTCGCGCGCCATCAGCAGTTCGCCGCGGCGTTCCTCGGATTCCGCGTCGCCCTGCGAATCGGCAAGTCCGATAATCCCCTGGCCGATCCCGCCCACCGCCTGACCAAGCAACGCGCCGTTGCGCTCGACCCAACCGCCTTGCGTGAAAAGACCGCCTCCGTTAACGGCATTGACCGAGTTTCCCGTCCAGTTGGCCGCCGGGGTCAGGTTGACGCCGACCGAAGACGGGCCGGCAAGGGCAACACCTGTCGGACCTGCCGCCGGGTTGAGGTTGATCGGCCGGCCGGTTGCAACCCCCGGTCCGCCCGCCACGCCGCTCGCCGGCGCCGAAGACGAACCGATGCCGGCCAAAGGATCGGTCGGCAGGCCGAAGCCGCCCATGGCGCCGCCGGTGACCGCGCCGCCGGCCGCGCCCATCATGGCGCCCTTGCCGATGTCCTTGCCGGTCACTCCCGCTGTCAGCCCGCCGAGCGCAGCGCCGTACCCGGCCTGGGTTATGGCGCCTGTCAGGATGTTTCCGAGCATCCCGGTCGCGCCCATATTCGAGGTCAGCGAGCTGACGGCCGCTCCCCACCCTCCGGCAGTTCCGGCAACGCCGAGCGCGGCGCCAGCGGTGAAGTAGATCGCCGCCGCCGCCAGGGCGTAGGGTGCGACCTTCTTCGCCACCTTGGCGACCTTCTTGAAAACCTTGCCAACTGATTTCGCGACACCGCTCATCGTTCGATGCTCCTCTGGAATATCGCGCCGCAGCGACGATAACCGCGACGTTCGTAGAATTTCGCCAGTCGTTCCGGTTCGTCGATCGCGTCGGTAATGCCGGGCTTGATTTCGGCGATACCCGGCACGCTTTCCGCCCATGCCTCGAAAGCATCGAACAGGCCGACGAAATCTCGCGGGCCCGCCTTTGTGCCGGCGTAAAACAGCAGGTCGGTTGCCATCAGCCGGTGGCCAATGTGATAGAGCCGGTCGAGCACGCCGATGATGAAGCCGACAATTTCGTTGTCCTGCTCGGCGACGAACGCGCTGGCGCCGCCATCCTTGAGCAGTCCGTGGCGCTGCACCGACTGCACGACAATCGAGCGGGCAACCTTGCCGTCGACCGTATCAACACCGGCATAGACGCTGCGTTCGTGCATTTCGCCGATCAATGCGAGGATCGACGGGGTATCGGCAAACCGTGCCTGACGGATCACGTGCCGCTTAGTGTCGGCGACGCCCAATCGAGGTCGATACCGTAGAGTTGCTCGACCAGCGACATGTTGCTGTCGCGGATCCTCGCAATGTGCTGGAGATACTTGTCGCGCGTCGCCGACGGCAGTTCGTTCTGCGAACCGATGGTGCGGAACGCCTCGCTGTAGATGTTCTCCATCGCCGTCGCTGCGGCCGTGGACTTCTCGCGGTCGTGCGCAGCGACGTTGAGCCCGGCTATCCGTTCGGTCGAAGCGATGCCCATGCCCTGCAGGTTGCGCTGGCCGATCTGCGACGCTTCCTGCGAAGCGATCGGGACCGCCGCCTTGTACGCCGCGGACGCGCCGGCTTCGGCTCCGATGGACGAATTCAGCAACCCGCGCTTGTTCGCGGTCTGCATGCCTTGGGTGCGCGCCTGTTTCATGTAGGGGCTGTCGGCCGAGATCAGCCCGGTGACGCGGTTGGAGACGCTGTCGTCTTCCATTTCCCATTGGCCGGTGGCCTGATTATACGCCATGTCTGAAATCCTCGCGTGTCATGTCCGCCTCTTTTTCAGGGCGGCGATTTCGCCTTCAAGTCTGGAAACGTTGAGTTTCGCCACGTTATGCTGGCGCTCGCAATTGAGGTACTGCTCGTGTAGTTCGTCGCATCGCGCGGTCAGGGCTACGACGCGGGAGATCAGGTCGGCCCGGAACGTCGCCTCGTCCTTCGACAGGTTCGTTGCAATGTCGGCAATCGTCGGGCGGGTGCGAAGCCAGACAATAAAGAGAGGAACGACCACGACGCCGAGCAGCGCCAGAAGGTTTTTCTCTATCCAGTCGAGCGCGTCCATCACGGTGCGCCAGGCTTCGGCGCGAGAAACGCAACGCAGGACGAAATCAACCCGATAAGCAGGTAGTTCCACCAGCCCGTCGGGCTCGACCCGGACGACACGAAAGCCAGACCGATAATCAGCCAGTACACCGCCGACAGGGTGCGCGCCTCGATAACCGTCCAGCGGGTGCCACCAGTCAGCCATGCGAAGTGGATGCCGAGGAAATAAGACCGCCCAACAGTCATTTTTTGTCAGCCTGCCGGATACGGCCGACCTTGCCTTTTAAGCTCGCCTCCTGCCCCTTGCGACTGGCCGCTTGTTGAAGGACCGGCGCGTACCGTTCATAAAGCGCATCATCGAGCGCCGCATCGCTCAGGGCGTCTCCGTTGCCATCGAGCGGCACAGGAATCCCCATGGTCACGCCAAACTCGCTCCACTCGATCGACATTGAAAGGCCGTCTTTGGATACGGCCAGGATTTTGTACGGGGTCTGTGCCATATCGTCACCACTTCACGATGTAGGTTAAGGCCAGCCACGGCTGCATGTTGTTGTGGGCCGCGTCTGAGCCGGCGTCTGCCGTGTCGCCGCTGATAGACATCGACGGTGAAGACGCAGAAGTCGCCACGTTACCCGGCGAAGATGACCCATCCGTCGCAGTACTGCCGCTGCCAGTGACCGTTCCCACTTGATAGTTATGAGAATGACTACCGCCACTAGCAGCAATCGTACCGGAAGCGTGGCCATGTGCGGCCAACTCAGCTTCGAGCAGCACATGGGTTTCTGCGCCGTCTGTATCGCCATGCGTTCGGGCAGTGAGGCTCGCCCCTGTGCCGCTACCAATAAGCGACCGGCCACGGGCATCGAGGAGCGTGATTGTCTTGCCTGCCGCCCAGTCCGCCGCCGCCGACGCACCGCGCCCGCCCGACACTGCTGCCTCTGCGTCCGCCATGCTGTCATAGATCAGAGTAAACAGGTCTTCGTAATTGGCGCTGGCGTAGGTCGCCCCCGATCCCGCATCGCCCATCGTGCTGCCGTTGAGCAGAAGCCAGCCGGTCGGGGCAGTCGTGCCAATGTACGACTTAACCTCACCTGTAAAGCCGCCCACCCCCGTGAGCCCGCTACCGTCGCCGGTTGGCGCCAAGACGTCCGTACCAATGACGAGGCCGAGCGTCGCGCGCATCGCGCTGGCGGTCGCACCAGCCAGAAGCGACCGGGCCTGCGACGTGAAAACGGCCAGGGCCGCTGTGCTGGCGCCGGTGGTGTACGGCAGGCTGTCGGCGGCCGGGGTTAGTGCCCCTATCGCCTTCAACGCTGGGGCGGCGATTTTCGCCACCGTCACGGCGTCGGCTGCCAGTTTTTCGGTCGTCACGGACAGGTCGGCGAGATTGGCCGTGCCCGCGATGGCAACGGCAATCGACGCATTCATTCGGAATTCGGTGCCGTTATAGGTCACATCGACGACGCCGTTCAGAGGAAGATCGCCGCTCGCAACAGCATCGCCGTTCGGCCGTTTGACCGCTATTGCGCCGAGCGTGTCAAAATTGACTGTCGACGCCCCGGTGTTTCCCGCGTGAAACTTCAGTCTGGCGTGGAAGCCTTCGACATAGCTCGCAATTGGAAACGTCGATGTGACGGTATAGATGTTCGCGGAACCGCCCGTCGTATTGTACGTAGTGCGGTCCTGTTTCAGATACGCGATGCCGGGCAGTTTATCGAAACCGGCAGCCACAGCATCGATAACGGCCTGAACGGTAGAGGCGCGCGCGCGGGTATAGGCGGACCCGATGCTTGTGGAGTTGAAGAAGTCGTTGCTCATCGCTCCAGCCCCCGATACGAGAAATGCCAGGTCAGCCCGTGAATGGTGTGCGGTGCTTCATAGGTCGCGCGTGATACGATCGTCAGCGAGGCGTTGCGCCCGAACCCGTCGATCCATGCCTCGGCCAGCCCTTCGACCGGCGAGGACCAGAAGAAATCGTCCCACAGAGCTTCGCTCCAGAACCCGCCGCCGCCTTCGACGTCAAAGCTCTGTTCGTCGGCCGGCGGCAGGTCCAAGCTTGCATAAGCGAATTCGGCGAGTAGGCCGAGCTGCGTGTCGGCGCCGGCGTCGAGTTCGAGCACGGCCTTCTTCCAGACCTTGTTCTGCGTCGGCGATCCAAGGTGGTTGAACGGCAAGCGAACGAACGCATCGACCTGAGCGCCGTCGAAACTGGTGCCGGCGTCGGCCTGATAGACGTAGCCGTCGTCGGCAACGACGAACAACCGCTCGCCATAGACGGGGCAGGACGCCGACCATGCGGCGCTGACCACGATGCCGAGGCTGAACGGCATGATTTCTGCCGTCTTGCGGCCCATATAAACCGTGACCCCTGTTCCGTCGCTGAAGAACAGCCGGTACTGGTCGCGGGCGCGGACCCGAAGCGAAGCCGTTGCCGTGACGTTGGCGGCTTTTTTGGCGCGCATCAGCGGCTCGATGGCTCGCGTCAAGGTGCCGAGGTTGAAATTGCCGTATTGCTGCGTCGATGCCAGCGTGCGCAGCCCGCGATTATCGAGGTAGATCGGCAGGCCGATGAGTTGCGCCGTCCATGCCTGCGCGCCGGCGTCGTCGGCCAGTGAGTCAATGCTCCAGTCCGTGACATCGTTGCCGTATAGCACGGCCACTTTATTGCGCGCAAATACCACCATCGCGCCGGACACCGAGGGGACAAGGCCGGTCACCTCGTCGCCTATTCCGAGCTCGGCAGCACCGGTGATAACCGACCATTCAACCGGCTCGCCGAGCGACGAGTGCTGCAGCGACCCACCGGCAAAGGCGAGGAACAGGTGCTTTTTGTGTTCGGCGATCAGATGCGGCGTATCCGCCGTCATTCCGGTGATGATCGGCACGAACACCGACCCGTCCCATTCGAACGCCGTGCCGACGCCGTTGCAGCCGTACATCCGCGTGAGGTTCGAGGCGCCGTAAAAGTTCTCCGTCACGAATTCGTAGCGCCCACCCGCCGGCAGGGTGAGCGCCGTCGTGTTCCCGGCGATCGTCGCAAGGTTCGCACTGGCGCCGACGTCGAGGTTTTCAGCCTGAAACGTGCCGGTCTGGCCGGAGAGGATAAGCCGCCCTGCCGCGTCTCCCCCTGCCCATGTGCCGGAAGTGACAAGAACGCGCCTGACGGTTGCGGTCGCGCCGGACGTTACACCGGTGATCGTGTTCCCCGAAACAATCTCCGTTGTACCGCCAGACGTGAAGTCGATGGTGAGCCCGAGATTCTGCGCGACCCAACCTGCCGTCGTCGCCTTGTGCATGACGCCCGCGGTGGCGCCGGCATTATCGCGGAACGCGTAAAGCGCGCAGTCGAACCACCAGGCACCACGCACCGCGCCGGAACCCGGCACTACCTGAATCAGTGTGCGCGCCGTCTCGATGGCATCGCGCAGCCAGAGCGTGTCGTTGGCATCGGTGTCGGCGCCGCGCTCGATGGCCGCGCCGTTGGCGACCGACTTGGTTGCAGCCGATACCTGCAGACCCTCGTCGTCAACAAACGTGCCGGTGACCGTCGTCAGCACGAGATAGCCGGCAGCGTCCGATCCGCCATACGTGCCGCTTTCGAGCACTGCATCGATCAGCGCCTTGCCCGTCGCTCCTGACGAAGCACCGGTCACAGTGTCGCCTTCGGCGATCGCCGCAGCCCCTGCATCAAAGCGCAGCACCGAATAGGATGCCTGCGATGGCGATGGCTGGCCGTCGGTGCGCTCGTATCCGTCGATGCGACGGTATCCGCGCTCGACCGGTTCGTAATTCTCCGCGGCGATGGCGTGCCCGGCCGGCGTCGAGATTGCCGGCGTTATCAGGTTGAGCCCACCCATCAGCGGCGTGAATTTGGTATCTATCGTCATGCGATGGGTGACGATCCGATGGCGGGGGTATTGAGCTGGTCGCGCATCATCGCGCCATGCAGATCGCGGTACTTCGCGTTGGCCGCACCGAGCAGCAGCGGCGGCGCCTCGTCGTGCTCGACGAGCAACTGAATGGCGCGCCAGACGATGACATCGTGAAAATCTGCCGGGCAGATCGGCGTGTCGCCGTCGGCAGCAAGCCTTTGCGCGTTGCGGTAATACTCGCCCCGAACGGTGTAGGCGGCGTCGGGGATGGCGCCGAGGCAGAATTCGTTGGCCGGGCTGATCGCATATCCGATCGGGCGACCGTTCACCTGCGTGCCGCGGTCGTACAAACGCCGCCATGTCGCCCAGTCGATCGGCGAAATGGTCCCTTCGTCGCTGACGCCGGTGGCGGTTAGGTAAAGCGTTACCGCGTCATATTCGTGGATCCAGCGCAGATGATCGGCGATCGTCCACGACGCCGGCGTATAGCGTGCCGTGCCGGCTGTTGTGTTCCCCGAGAACTCCTTTCGCATGAAGCGCCAGGCGCGCTGGCTGTTCTGCACATAGACCCAGGCATCGGCGGTATAGGCGACGATCTTCGCCAGCCGGCCGACCTGGCCGGTCACGGTCGCGGGCAGGTTGCCCGAGATCGTGCCACTTTCCCGCCCGACCTTTTGAGCAAGCCCGAGGAACGTCGCCATCAGGAGACAGAAGCCTGCTGCGTCTTCGACGGCGGCTCGAGCAGATCGGGCGGTGCGCCGGTGCCGGACCATGTTTCATGCGGATAGCGCGGCACCCGGCGGGCGGGACCGTAGCCGCCATCGGCAAGCGGGTCATAACGCGCCTCGACGGCGTGCTGCAGCACCTCGAAATAGGGATAGGGGATGCGGCACCAGCGGTCGCGCGGGACCAGCATGACGCGACCGTTGACGCCGATCGGCACCGGTTCGTTGCCATCGACCTGTTCGGTGACCTGAATCCTGACGATGATCGTCTTTTCACTGCCGACATCGTCGACGAGGCGCAGATCGGGCGACGGATCGGCCGGTTTGTCCTCGCCTTCGGCGGTCACCATGATGAAGTCCTTGTCCCAGGCGGCCAAAATCTTCGCCATGAGGTTTTCGCCACGTTCGAGGTGGTGGACTTCGAGGCCGAGCGAATTGGCGGCGAACTCGCGCAGTTGGACGTCGGTGGCGTCGGCGATCGCTATCCTGATCGGTTTCGTCATGGTGAGATTCCTGCAAAGTGGGGGCGGCCGGGGACGAAGCCCCGGCGGCCGGTTGCAACTTATGCGTGGGGAGAAAATGGCCGAAAATTACCTGCGGCAGGTTTTCGGCCAGCCGCCGACTATCAGGCCGGGTTGCCCATGTAGCGCCAGTTGACGATGACGGTACCCGCAAGACCGGCGGCCGCATCGCCCGAGATCGCCCATCCATCGGCGACGTTGAAGTACAGCGTGTGGTTGGCGGCATCGGCGATGACGAGCGACGTCACCAGGGTCAGAACCTCGGAGGCGGCGTTGCAGTCGTTGAAGGTCTGGCCGGTCAGCACGTTCTCGAATCCCGCCGTGCCGCCCAGGACGGCGACCACCCCGGAGCCGATGGTCGTGCCGAGCCCGCCGTCCGGCGTATCGGCGGTGATGTTGCCTTGCGACTGCGTAATCGCGAGGCTCATATGGGCGCTTTCGACGATGATCTCGCCCGCCGGGAAGGTGTAGAGCAACTTGCCAACGGCAAGATCGGCGCCGCCGGCGATCGCCGGCAGGGTCGTGGCGACGGTCAGCACGGTCTGGTGAACGCGGCCATCGCCATATTCGGCGGCGGTCGTACCGGTATTGGCCGTGCCGACATTGGCGGCGGTGACCAGTTGCTTGCTGGCGTCGAGCACCGCAGCCACGGATGCGGTGACGTTGGTCGGCCCGGCGCCGTCGAGATAGCCGAGTTCGGTTGCCGACAGCGTTTCGAAGTTGTCGGACAGATCGCGCAGGAGCGTTTCCAGCGACGTCATGTTCCCGCGGGCGGCCTGTCCGGCAAGCTGGCGGGCCTTGGTGATTTCGAATGTCATGTCGCACTAGCCTTTCGGTTGGATGCGAAAACGGGGCGGCCGAAGCCACCCCGTTCGCGTCATCGTGCGGTTATCGGCCGATCAGCCGTTGCGGACGGCGAAATAGCTAAGGAGGTCGTTATCCTCGGCAATCGTCGAACCGATGGTGAAGCCCTTGGCGTAAGTCGCCTCGGAGCCGACATAAGACGAGATCGCCGCATTGCCGGTAGCCGCCGCGACTTCCGTGTCGACATCGACATTGAGCTCGACCTGGACGGTCACTGAGGCGAGGTTGGTCGAAGCGCCGACGTCGACGTTCTCCGTCCCGAACGTGCCGACGATGCTGTCGACATGGGCGAGGAAGAAACCGGCGGCGTCACCACCTGCGAAGGTGCCCGAAGACAGAAGCACCTGATCGACGACAGCGGTGGCACCGGAAGTCGCACCGGTGATGGTGTCGCCGGCGGCGACTTCGGTCGTGCCGCCGCTGGTGAACGGGATCGACTTGAACCCGATATGACCGATGGTGATCTTGTCGCCATCGGTCAGGTTGGTGAGAATGACGTAATCGGGAATCCATCCGAGTTCGACGTTGATCGCCGCCCCCGTACCCACGAGAAGCCCAACCTTGTTCTGCATGCCGAGAGACATGGCAATTTCCTTTCTGTGTGCGAAAGGGGGCGGCACGACGGCCACCCCCTTGCATTTGATTCAGCCTGTCAGCCAGCGGCTTAAAGGGCGGTGACGGCGACCTCGAGGCGGGCCATCCACAACTGGTTGAGGATGAGCGCCGCGTGCCAGGTCTTCCAGCCGACATAGCCGCGCTGGCCGAGGGGGTCGGACTTGTCGATCTTGCCGGGCCGCAGGATCGTCGGCGACACCGCTCCGGCACCGCGCAACGGCACGGTCGCATACGCTTCCTTGCCGAAGTACAGGACGGGGTAGACGTCGGAGACGGTGCCGCCGGTCGACACCATCGTCGAGGTCGCGGCGCCCTGGTCGGTGAACGGGTCGAGGTCCGCCGAGCAGAGATAGCGGACGTCTTCGCAGGTACCGAGTTCGTATTCGTGGATCGGCTTGCGCGAACCGTATTCCGCGACCGGCACGAAGCCCGGCAGGCTGCGGACGTCCTGCTCGACGTCGGTGTGCCCGATGCCGATATAGGCCGCCTCGATCGGGCTGGTCTTGTAGTTGACCGAGCCGTCGAGCATCTTGGTGATCTTCACCGCCTTCTGCGCTTTCAGCGCCCGCGTGACGGCGCGCTGCTTGGCCAGCGAGATCGGCGTGTTGACCGCGTTGCGGGCCGCGCCGTTGGCGTAGAAGACGTTGGTGCCGGCCTTGACGACGCCATAGGTCAGCATTTCCATGGTGCGGCCGATATTCTCGCCGGCCTGCTCCGCGGCGTCGTTGAGGACGGGATCCTCGTGCGTGTCCTCGATCTGGTCGGTGATCTCGACCAGCATGCCGTACTGCTTGAGGTCGACCGACACATCCTCGTAGCGAAACTGCGTCGTGGACGGGGTCACGCCCTCGACGAGCGGCGTGGTGGCGGCGGTGAAGACGCGGGGCCGACGGGACTTGATCGTCTGCGTCTTGTTCTTCGGCATCGGCTTGGTCATGCCGAACTTGTCGAGCACGATATGCGGGCCGGCGTGGCGCAGCATCTGGCGCGCGGCGTAGGCATTGGTCCGCGACGAAACGCCGGCGTCACCGTATTTGGTCATGGGCATGGGGTTTTATCCTGAGTTTACAGGCCCTCGCGCTCCAGTTGCCGCCAGTGCGCTTCCTCGTCGCCGTCATCGGCCGTGCCGGTGGCGGGACCGGGACCGCGCGAACGCGGCGCCTCGGCGGAATCGAGCTGGTGTTTGCGGCGGGAGGTGTGGGGCCGGGTTGTGTCTGACTGCCGATCGCCGTCATTGGCGGTCGCAGCGGCGGGTGTGTGGATCGCCTTGAACATGCCGACGATGTGGGCGGCTTCCTGACCGTCGACGATCGTCTCTGCGTTGCGTACCGCAGCCTGCTGCACATAGGCGGGCTGGTCGACGAGCCACTTGCCGAATTCCTCGGAAGCGACGACGCCTTTCCAGTCGGTGTGCTCTGTTGCCAGAAAGCCTTCCTGTGCGTTCAGATTTTCCTGCCGTCGCTCATCGGAGAACGAGGACAGTTCGCGTCTGACCGTGGAAAGCTCGGCGCCCTGGGCGGCGATCGCGTCTCCGAGAGGCTTGGCAATCTCCGGGTATTCGTCAGCGAACGCCTTCCAGGCGTCCGACTGGCGAATATCGGAAGGGTGGGCGGTTGCGGCCCCGTCTTTCGACGAGGCGGCGCCTTGGCCGCTGCCTGCCTTGAAGTCGTTGATCTGCCGCTGCAAGGCGCTCATGCGGGCGCGGTTGCTGCGGTTTTCGTGTTCAACCGTTTCGGCGCGGGCGGCCTTGGCTTCAAGCTCTGCCAGGGCGGCCTTCTGCTCGTCGGTGGCGTTTACCCACGGATTGGGGGTGTCGGCTTTGCCGGAATCGGCCCGCTGGCCGTCTGCGGGCTGGTCGTCTGCGGGCTGGTCGTCTGCGGAAGCGTCTCCGCCCTCGTCTCCAAGGTCTTCGTCCGGATCCGCATCGTCGTCGCGGCCATCGCTGGCGGCGGCGCGCTCTGCTTCATCGAACTCGGCCCATACGGCTCTTTCCTCGGCGTCCTCGTCGGAGGCGGCCTCGTCTGTTCCGTCGGATACGGTCTGGTCGGTCATGTCGCTTCCCATTCAGGCGGGCGGCGCGCGCCGGCGGCGCGGGCGGCCCCATTTGCGCAGCGCTCTATTCGGCGTAGCCGACGGAGCGTGCGAAATTGGGTTTCGGGTGGTCTTGCGCGATAAGGCGGCGCAGCGCAGCGATGGCGCCGCGCAGATTCTCGGTTTCGACAGAGGCCATGCCGGGCGTCTCGATTCGGACGCGGGCCTTTTCGATCTCCGCCGTCACATGGTCGTGAATGGCGCGCCAGGTCGGCGAGTTCGGT